CTATTAACATAATCAAATGCATTTTTTTTAGTAATATATTTGGGGCCTTTACCATCAGCAATCATAGCTTTTACGGATTTTAAATAAGGCATTCCGCCTCTAGTTGCGCCCCCGACCATAGTTTGATTTTCAACATCTACTACGCCTAGCACACTACCTCCCCTGCGAACAGTCATAACTTCATCATTCATCTCGGTAGACATTGCTTCAAAGTCTATATTGTCTGCTTCGTAATCTTTGTCAAACCTAGTATTAAAGCCTTTAATGCCTTCAACTAAGCTTAATATATCATTCGGCACTTGTTTAGCATTATTATACTTAACAGTAAACTCACCTTCTCTGCCTTCAGCATAGTATTGTTGTCTTTGTTGCAGCAACTCAACTATTTCTTTTTTCTTATTAGTTAAAAGCTCTTTTACAGAGTTATCAAATATGTCATTTCCAGTTCTACCCGCTACTAATCCAGAAAATTCTTGAGTGTAATAATCTTGCAAATCGGCGCTAACCTGGGCATCATAGTTTTCTCTATCAACCCCTATATTATAGCCTTCTGCAGCAGCGGCACCAATTCCCATCCACGCAGGAGCAGACATTCTTTGTTTTTTCTCAACAAAAGTTCTGCCTTCTTGAAATTGCGACTGTTGGCCTCTACTGATAACATCAGAAGTTACGCCTCTTTTTCCAACTAAATAGCTTGTTTGAGACGTACTTCCGCTACTTCCGCTACCTCCTCCATATACAGTAGCTAAACTTCGCTGTGAACTGGGTCTTCTATTATAAGTTTGCCTAGTTCTTCCAAGAGGTGTGGTTTTTAAACGCGTAACACCAGAACTACCAAGAGTTGTTGAGCTTTCTATTTCAGGCTTTCCAATAGCAGATCCTGTAACATATTCTCCGTCATCTGTTCTTGTTACATTTACAACATTATTAACGCCTTTAACTTTTCCAGTAGGGTCTTTGGTACCGTGCTTTTTAACATTATAAGCTTTAGCTTCAACAACTACATTTTTAGCGTGTGCCTCGGCTTGTGCCATAGTAGCACCAGGATTATTCTTTAAAAAAGTTTGTTTAGCGTCATTTTCAAGCATAGAGTAACTATAAACCTCATTCCCGGTAGTAGCAGTAACTGGGCGAGGATTTAAAGTTGCAAGTTCTGGTTTTATCGGTTTTGCCAAATTCAAGATATCACTCGCTTGGTTTTCTATACCGCTATCCTCTAGGTTTTGAACAGTATCTTCTCTTATTTGTTCAATAGTTCTATCATCTTTAGCTACTTTATCTGCTTTTTTCCGAGCATCATCTAATGCTTTTCCAATTGCATTTCCAGCCCCTAAAATAGCTTCTCCTATTATATTAGGGGTTGTACCTGCTGCTGCGTATAAATCAAGGTTTATATCACCTCTTACTAACTGTCTTGCCATATTACTACTTTAATTATATTACTTAATTTAAAGGCCAAATATACCTCCGGCTCCTTGAGCCATCTGACCTATACCCCCCACGAGCTGTTCTGTTGCGGTAGCTCTAGCTTGATCCGCAGCAACTTTACGAGCGGAAGCCATGTTTAAAAGCTCTCCTTGTTGTAGATACTGTTGGGATTGAATATCCTCTTCTCCTTGTGCTTCTAATTGTTGGAGCTTTGCCTGTTGATTTACTCTAGCAGCCATGTTGGCCTGTTCTTGCCTTGCTATATCCGCAGATATTCCAGCTTTAGACCTTAATGCAGCCTGTGCAATAGCTTGTGCCCCTCCTGGAGCCCCACCTGTCAATGTCGCAGCTTGTAATGATTGAGCAAGTGCTGCATCAGTTTGCTGCGCTTGAAACTGTGCTGCATCTTGATTTATAGTTAAATCTTCAGCAACATTTTCTAAACCTGCAAATGGGTTAGTAAATGTAAAGTCTTTAAAAGCTTGTTTTTGTGCAGCAAATTCAGCGTTTGCTCGTTTTTGCTCTTCTCGGCGCCTTCTACCCCCGATCATAGACCCTGCGATGCTAGCTGCTCCTCCTATAAGTTGTCCTATCATTTTTAATTATTTAAGTTTGACTAATATAATATTCTGAACTTACAGCAAATAATTCTTTTGCTGTTGTAGATGAATTTCTAAGTCTTGTTTTTTGAAAAAATCCTTTAGTACCTGAAATATCTTCAGTGCTTCCCGTTGCTTGTAATACAAAATCTGTTAATGAATTAGCTTGGCCGGCTTGTATAGCGTATAAAGGTTGCGTACCAACAATAGCCCCGTGATACTTACCCTCTTTAAAGAACCAACCTAAAAATCCAGATTCATCTGAATCAAGCAATCGTACATTTGTAATATTATAAGTGCCATCTTGGTCACCTATTATTTCTACAGCTTCCCAGCCTTCACCGCCTTCATAATTTAAAGACAACCAATCTGAAATAACCGTAGGATTATCGTTAAATATTACTTGCACTTCTGAATTATTAGCTACACCATAAAAGTTATTCCTATTAGCTGTGTTGGAATTATGTAAATAAACTTTACCATTTTTAAAAGTATAAAATCTATTATTAAGAGTTACACCTGTTTCAGGTATATAACTATATCTTGATGCCCAGCCCTGCGAAGCTAAACTATAGCCCGCAGTAATTTCGGTTGTTTCATTAGGTATTGTTTCTGTACCTATAGACGCATGACCAGAGTCATATCCCTGTATAGATAATACATACATTTTTTTATAACCGTTATATATACCTATAATTTTATTAGAAGTGTTTAAAGCTCCTAATCGGTCTCTAAAAAAGTTACTCATACCATTTCTACTAATGGGAAATAATTGTCCGTTAGAAGGTGTTAATTGCATTACAGAGCCACGCTTAGCGTCTGTAAAGAATATATTATTGTTAAAATAAGCAAAAGACTCAGGATGGGTGCTAATTCCATAGTTACCGCCAAAGCCCATTGCTTGACCTAATACTAAATTTGTAGCTGTTACATTAACACCGTCATCGGCATTAAACAACGCGTCTTTATCTGCTAATATCTTAAATACTTTATCTTCACAAAATGCTAACAAGTTTGTGTCTAATGCAAAAAGTTTTTGAATACCGCCATAGTTAGGTTCGAGATCTTTTGTAATTCCGTCTGTTAAATTGAATTTATTTAATTCATTTATACCGGTTCTAGAATTATATAATCCAGAAAATATTAAACCGTTTTTTCTCCGTTCTTCACCATAGTTAGTTTCAGGGGTGTTGACCCGGATCCCTTTAACCATGGAGGTAGAGTTAAATTTATCTTGTATCTTTACAGATTCTAAATAAGTCTTATTATTTGTACCACCTATTGTAGCTATACAGTTAGACCAAGGAATAACATTTGTATTTCCGTGGTCTTCATTAATTGAAAATATTTTAGATGCTTCCCAATATAAATTAAGATTTGAATCATCCCCTGGTTCTGTTTCAAAATCTAAAAAATTTATTTTTTTCACCTTGCCTTCTTCGTCTAATTCAGTTTGCTCTATAGGTATCTGAGCAAAAGAGGCAATATCTGTTTTTCTAGGAACTTTAACAAAAAATGAGCCCTTTAATTTTTTTTGGCCAGCTTCAGATAATCCTAATTTAAAAAACTTAATATCTATGTCTCCATATTGCGAAGTAATATTTAACTGCCAACTTCCATTAGCGGGGACTACATCTATTCCTTTTAAAGAGGTTACCCTATTTTCATCGTCTAATCTATTAGAAAGAGTAATCTTTAAAACATTTCTTTCTGCTTGTGTAGAAACGCCATTATCACCGAATTCTATAGAATCAATTAATATTTTTTTAGTAACTTCTCCGGAATCTCTTTGAACAAATTGTAGACATAAACGCTCTTCAAACGTAGCCATATTAACTAGTTGTGTATTCTGGCCTAAAGTAAAAGGAGTTTCGTTAGCTTGAAATTTATCTGTTCCGCCTTGAGAGGTTATATAGCTATTTAATTGCCCAATAGTGCCTATACCTGTAAAAGTAGAATTAAATTCTACTAAATGTATTACTTGGTTATTATTACTATTAGGATTTACAGGAAACCCAAATGTTGCGTTTGTGCTAGCAGAACCTTGGCTAAACCCGCTTTGCCCTCTTGCGTTATCGTCTGCAATTGTAAATTTTTTAATTGAAGTTCTTTCAATAACTTGAGATTTAACAATATCAGGTGCTTCATTCTCAATGTCTAACACAGGTAATCTTGAAAGTTCTTCCACAACAGTACCACTGCTGTTTGTGCTGGACATACCGTCTCTTCGCGGCATTAAAAAAGAATCTTCTGTTAATTTATTTCTATCTTTAGAATCAAATTGTAAATATACATTAGCTGCTTCTGTATCACCTGGCTCTCCGTCTAAATATGTATTAAATGCAGTTAAATTAAAAAAATCGGTTGAAACATCTTTAATATAATATTTATAATATTTAGCCCACTTTGGAGGGCCACTAACAATTTGTGCAGCTAATTTTATTCTGCTTTCATAGCAAAAAGCTGTTTTTATTAAAGAAGTATTATCTGTATTTTTACCTGTAGTTTGCGTTAATAAACCACCTTGCCTGCCATACTTGTCTAAATAAGACACACCAACATCATAAGTTCTGTTTGTTTTAACAGAAGGCCCTGAAACTGGATCTAATTGGCCTGAAAGGCTAACCGCTACTTCAAAACCTTTACCACCTAAATCATCTTTATTTTGGTTATATTTAGATAAATAATTACCATACATTATTCTATTAGCGGTAAATTCTTGAGATTTAGCAGACCTTGGAACAGAATCAAATTGTCTAGTTAGTTCTGTATCTGGAAGAGCCGCTCCAAATGCTCTTTTGGATATTATTATACCATTTAAAGTACCTTGGCCTCTTTCGGAAGGATCTATTTCTATTGTTTTTAATATGTAAACAGTGCTGGAAATAGACTCTGTATATAAAATATCAATAGATACAACATCTTCTCTGCCTTTAGGAATGTCGTTGATTATGATGTTTTCTAAATCATTTATCATAGAAACATTAAAACCTTTTTCATATCTATCATTTAATACAGTTGTATCTTGTTTTTTTGAAACAAATTGCACTTCTGTAAAAGGTGCGTATGGTGAAAACTCTCCATCATCATATTTGTATCTATAGCTAATGTAAGGAAATATTTTTTCAAAAGGCTTTTGTTTTTCTGCCATATTTTTTTATTAATTATAAAGTGGGATAACTTAAAATACCCGACGTATCATATCTAACCTCAATTATTTCTTGTGCGTTTTGTAATAACCAACCTCCCTTAAGATAATAGTGTGTTGAAAGATTTTTAATGTTTCTAGGATTAGTAGAAAAAGCAAACTTTTTTAAATCTAAAGAGGCAGGAAAAATATAAATATTATAGCCTCCTTTTATATGTCTTTCTGAACCATTCATAGGTAGTTGATCATTTCTATAAGTTCGCCCCCAATCAGTATTTCTCGCCTTAGGCGCGTATATCTTTAATGCATTTCCAGACCTAACTACAGTAGCGTTATTGGGACCGGTTGCACCATACAGTGAAATCGCTCCTCCGCCATCACTTGACGCTCCACCACTATATTGCCTCCCTCCAAGAAGTGTTCTTTGATTTTCTGTCCAATTAGCATCTTGAAATTCATTCTGCATCCATGTGGAGTTGTCTGCATACGCGCCAGTTACATATTGCCATTCAACATTAGAATTTATGCTTATTAGAACATAAGGCGGAAAATATAAACCGGCAGCAGCGCGTCTTTTTACATCAGCGTGCACAAACATACCTGCAGGAGAGCCATTTTTAAAAACGCCTGCTAAACCACCAAACGGCGCATGAGGGCTCCAATATATTGCGTCTTTAGTTGCTTCTATTTTAGCTTCAATAGGAGCGGGATCTTCCATGTAAAAGTCTCGTACTGCATCACCTAGTTGAGTTTTTACTGGGTCTACATTATCAAATTTATATGTAAAATAAGGTAATATGTAAAATTTTTTTCCTACAACAGCGCTAGGGAAATTTTCAAAAAACGGCAAATAATTACTATATGAGCCGCTTGTCCCTAAACTATCTGCACTAGTTGGAGCTAATTGAGAATAAGCTTTAACATTATGCTTATTCCAGGCGTTGCTAGAATCATTATATTGAGTTAAAAAATTGTCCGGTGAGCTAGGCTTTGACAAACTGGAGTTTTCTAAAAAGTAAAAACCGTATTCAATTATCTGCGGAATAGGCTTTCTTTCATATGTAAATTCCGCTTTAAGTCTATTTTTAGACCTAGCCGAAGCTCTTTCGCTTGAAATTCCAGGATTTAAAATAAACCCAGAAGTATCTGGAGGTATTATATCAAAATATATAATTTCTGGAACTTCAATGTTAGCATTAATAGAATTATTTATTAATTTATAATCTGAAATAACAGTATGGGAATTACCATTGTAGCTGTATTCAATAAAACCAGCCGCGTAATAATCTACCTGCTCTATGTTCCTAACTGTACGGAAACTACTAGATCTTGCACCGTTTGGGGAATTATGAGATATAGAATTTCCCAAAGAACTTCCTGCGCCAAAAACATCTTCGTAGTCTACTCTAATTCTATTAGTAGCACTTGCCATTGTTGCAGCATTACCTGATTGATCTGCAAATGGCTGTGGAAATAAGGAAGCTTTTTTAACAAAAATTCCCGCGTCCGTTATTAAAGGAGCTGTTCCACTTCTAAACGTATATTCAAAATTAACTTTAGCTTCAATTTTTGATATTAAGCTTACATCTTTTACAAAAACTGTAGGGGGATGTAAAACATTAGTAGTATTTTGAGCCGTATTAAAACTTTGTAAAGATCCGTAATGATTAGAATTAATTATAGCATTTAAGGTTTCAGATCCATTATAAGAAATATCTCCGCTTACGTTTGTTGTTTGTACAGGTTTTACATAAGGCACGTAATAATACACGCTTTTAGGGTTTAATCCTGTTATATCTGCTTTAAAATCTAAAAAATCATTTGTTGATTGATTTATATGATTATTTGCGGTGGTCGTGTTTACATCTGTAGAAACATATTTTGTTGCACCAGCTATCCAAGCATCTAAATCAGGGTTTCTTGAATCCGATAAAGACCTAGGTACACTAATATTTGCTCCTGCAACTGCAGCTGCCGGCGGTTTAACTGTGCTTACATAAAAACCTATTTCAGATATATCTTTACCTGTATTATTAATACTTGAGTTTAATGTAACAGTACTGCTGGTAATGCTTGTAGCACCTTGCTCTAATGAATTTTTATTTAAAACTATTGGCGCTCCTATAACATTTTTAGTTAATTTATCTTTTACTTCAGTATTTGAAGCTCCTGAATCTATGTTAAATGCATCTGTATAATGCGTTTTGCCGTCTACTACTACATAACCAACAGCTGCCCAATTTTCCCCTAAGGGTTTTATATTGTTATTAGACATGTAGTTAAACTCATTATGTGTTAGACCAGGTATTTCTATAGCATTTGTAACCGTATATCTGCCTTTATTAGTGCTACCTGCATGAGGCGAAAATGTAAGCTCGCTTTTAGAAAGCTGTATACTGGTTGAGTTAGAGGAATTTATAATTTCTTCAACTGTATCCCATTTTCCATCTTTACTATTTGCTATTTCCTGTGCAGTAAAAGGTTTTGAAACTATGATCCCTATATCTTCTAATGTTTTTGTGTCATCAAACTTAATAAGATCTAATTCATATTTAACTTCTATATTTTTTATACCTGCATCAGAGGTTGAATTAGCTTTAGTATCCCACGTGGAACTTGTTATAGCAATCGTAGGATTATTAACAGTATTTACTGGAACTTTAAAATAATTTACCCCAGCTGCCTTTTCATTACTTCCGGCAAACCCAGTGTGTTTTATATAAGCAACATATGCTACTTGCTCCCCTTGTGCCAAATTACCTGGTAGAAAGCTAGCAATATCTAAACTAAACTCTCCCCCTTCTTCAAAATTATAACCTGTTACGGGAACTTTAAATGTATCCGAAGTATTTTTTAATGGGCTACCAGAAAAAGGACCCTTAATAACATCTTGTTGTATTGTAAAATCAGGAGAATTTTTAAAATAAAAACCAACTTCTGTAACTTCCATTTTAGGGTGAAGCATTTTTCTATTTCTAACATTACTATAAGTATAGCCTGAAATTACAAGAGTGTTAGCATTAGCTGTATCAATTGCTGAGGTAGTATAAACAGTGGGGGGCAGTGTTGTTTGCGACTTAAACTTTTTTACTGCTTGGTTTGAAATCGTTAAAGCATCACCATAGATAATACCATTTTTATTTTCAACATAGGGAACGTAGTAGTAAAAATGATTTGGCTTGGGCGCTTTTATAATATATATTTCATTTGGATCTCTATAATCTGCGGGAAAATTATGCCCGCTGTCGATTATTTCTTGCACAGTAGGAGCAGGATCATTGTCATTTAGTCTTCCTTCGGCTACATAAAAGCCTGCTCTAGTTATGGGCGAGCCTCCATCGCTTAAATACTTAGCTGAAAATTCATAATCCGTTTGACTTATTTTTTTTTCCGGCTGAGTGACTAAACTAGTAGGCGCAGTCGAAGAGGCGACTTGGTTATATACATTTATTGTTCCTACAGGGCTATAGATTATTTCTTCTTGCCCTCTTAGCTTTATAAAAGCAACAGCACAAAGTTTACCAGTTGTTAAAGAAGAGCTATAGTATGGGGAGTTTGTATCAATACCTTCTATATTAAATACAGAAGTAGCGCTGCTGCCATCTAATACATAATCACCTGTAACTTTTGTAGAAGTAACGCCTTGGTTTTTTATTAAGTCTTCTATACTGCTATCTGTTTGAGAATATATAAACCCTCCATCTACCAAGGAGGCGCCCCCAAAAAAAGCTTTTCCTTCCATCTTAACTAAATCTATAGAGGTAGCTTTAAAATCTAATTCAACTCTTCCTTTAGCGGGGTCTTCTTGTTTTAAAGCACTTTCTCCATCAGCTATTACTAGTTCTTCTACAGTAACATCATCAATAGTTAGATCATCTCTTCCAATACCAAAATTTTCTGTTACAACAGTTGTGGAAAGCTTTTTATCAGAAATACCAGCGTGATCTTTTATCACAGTTATATCTCTTTCTTCAAAAGGTCTTCCATATATATGAGTTGTTCCAGAAGAGTGGTCAACTTTTACATTTAAAAATTCTCCAGTTGTGCTATCTCCTCTAAACTTCTCTATATTAATTTTTTTAGGCTCTGTAACACCGTCTGAATAAAATAACATATTATCTACTATATTAATAGCTGTTATTAAACGCGTTGGATCAAATTGTAATATATTACTTGCCATATTTATATTTCTGTATATTGTACTATAACAAAACCGTCATTTTGTTTAACCTGATTTATAACTTCTAATTCATCAATTGAAATACTATTTTCTACGTATATTGCTTCCCCCAAGTTAATAACATCTTCTTCTTTAAAATTTAAATTTAGCATGTATTTATTTTTTATAGAATCTATTTTTATTTTAGTGGGTGCTTCAAAAATAGTTTTTGAGTTTATTTCATTTGAAGGGTGTAAAATTATTTCTGCCATTATGTAGTATATGTTATATTAACAGTAGGGGTGCTCCCTAATAAAGATGGTGTGCCCTCAAATATTATTCCAGGCACTGTGCCAAAAATAGAGGTAGAAGTATCTTCTACATAATAATCAAAGTCTACTCCTTCTGTTTTGCCCGTTACTGTTACGGATAAATTTTCAGCATTAAAAGAACTAGCAAAAGAACTTGCGCTAATAGAAGTTATTACTGAAGTCGTATTATTTAGAGGAATTATACACCGTTCTTTTTCACCAGATAAAACTGGCCCTAATATATACGTTGCATTAGGCGCAATTGAAGTGTTATGATTGTATTCATAACTATTTATATCAGCATTAGCTACGTGTACTCCTGTTAAATTTAAAGTTAGTGTTGATGTAAAATAAGTACCCGAAGGAGTTCCGTTGTTTATTCTTATTGTTTTTGATTGAATACCGGTTATAGATGGAATAAATATTTGATAACTTGTATTAGAGGCAAAATTATCTACATATATAGACGCGGTTTTAGTGTTACCTCCAGAACCATTAGCTGCTGCAAAAGTTAAACCAGACGGAGACGAAGAAAATCCAGAAAGGTTAGAATGTAAAGATGTTGTAACAGTTGCATTTGCCCTTAAGCCATCATTAGATGGAGCTGATATATTTAAATAACAATCGCCGCTAGATTTAAAAAAACTTCCATATCCTAAGTTTCTATCTACCACTTCATCTGTAGCATTACCAGTAGTAACATCTGCTATAGCAGGGACAATAACATATTCTATACCACTTATCCTATTAACAGGAGGTGGTGTTTTTGTTGTAAATGTCTGTACAGCCCCATTACCGGTTCCTACAGAGTTAACAGCAAATCCAGCATAACTAATAAGTTTACTACTAGGTAAAGCAGTTATATCTTTAACGAACTTATTCCTAACATTAGAATTTGTTACAGTAAATCTAGTTATACCTGCGCCGCCGTTGATCAGTTCACTTAATGTTAAAGCCGTATTACTTGCTGTTTTATAGCCATAATAAAACCCTTCTGACGTAACATTAACGCTGTCGTTAGTCAAAGAAGCCGATATAGTAGCGGTAGTTTCACCTATTGTTAAAGGCATAATTTACTTTTTAATAATTAATTTAAAGTGTTATAACTTCTGGAGATGTTATACTAGCTTGAGTTGCAGAAACGGTTCCTATTAACATTTCCCCTCCATTTTGAAATTCGCTAGGTACAATTCCCCTAACAGTTACTTTTTTTGTAGCATTAGATCCTGTTGTGTTTGGGCTAAAATTAGGTGTTAAAGACTCTACATCTATGTCAGCATCTACAGAAATTGTACCGTCTTGCGCGACTCCAGCAACTGCATTAATTTCAGAAAATAATAAAATGTTGTTTACAGTAGTTGACAAAACAGAGCTGTCTAATATAATAGGCTTTGTTTGATTTGAAGATGCTGTTAAATCATATTCAAATATACCGTCCATTTTATCACCTGTAACAAAAAAATATATTTTTTCTTCTTCAGGATGTGGTATGCTACCTATAACTTTAGCATTGGGATTAGAGGATGAACTTAAGCCTAAAATATCTTGGCCAGCTAAAAGTTCATTACCTTTTAAATTTTCAATAGCGCCAATATTTCCATCTTCTGAAAAATCTACACTAACGTTAAGTGCGTCTCTATATTCGCCCGGCTTTAATATTTTTTCTTCAATATCTTTATTCATCCGAGCAGCCTGAAACGTTCTTTTGCTTTCTGCCATTTAATTTTAGTGTTTAATCCATTTAGCTTTACCTCTTAATACTTGAGCAAGCTCTTTTAAATTATAGTTACTTAATCTTATTTTCGCGTTTCTTAATTTTGCACTAGCTTCTTTTTTATACAAAGGAGCCAGTTGAGCGCTAGCTGGTCGAAGTTTAGACAAGTTGTATAACATATAAGCATACAACGCATCTTCTGCTAATTTAGGTATAAAAACATTCGCTAAATTACCATTATCTGCAATACCATCAGATATATAGTCAACTACTATTACATTAGAGTCAGCAAATGTACCATCAAAATAAATTAATCCTTCAGCTTCGCTTAAAACATAATAGCCAGTAGCATTCATGTCTTGTGGATTGCCACCAAATCTTTTATTAAAATATGAAAAATTATCATTATTATAATTAGAATAATAATATTCTTCTGCAGATTGTGGCGTATTAACAGGGTTGTTTTCATCCTGAAAACGAGTTATTGTATCTGATGAGCTAGCTACTTGCAAATCCCCGTTACTGTCAAAAGTGTATTCGTAGTTGCTGTCCTGTAATGGTGCTGTTGGATTACCTGTACTTCTTTTAGGTAGCAGACATTTTTTAATTCCGTCATCTCCCACAAAGGAAACCTGCACTATTGACACATAGTCTTGCGGAAGTGGAAAGGTCTTAGCCGCTCCCAATTCTGCTTCAATGCTTTTTTGACTATGCAGTACATCATAACTAAATTCTTGTAATCCTCTTTGTGCCCAAAAGTCTACTTCATATCTTGGGATTTTTGTTAAAGCTTTTTCTTCGCCTATATATGCAACGATAAAATTGTTTATTACATCTTCTAAACTAGTTCTTCTATAATATCCTAATCCTAAAAAATCAGAAGGAATATTTCCTGTGTCGCCCTGATGTTTAGCGTAATAACCTCTTTCATTATAAAGTTTTCTTGTTTCTGCCATTATCTTTCAGATTGAATTATTTGTTGTTCTTTTGCTGATGCAACCTGTGCAATATCGGCTGCTCTTATAATAACACCTGCATAAGATAATATTTTAATTACTAACTCAGGAAACTCCGAGCTATGCAGCTCAAAATCTTTATAAGTATCTGCTGATGTATTGGCAACTACTTGTCCTGCTATAGTACCCCCAACCCATTGCGGGTCGGCTGGCTTTCTTACATAATTTATTAATATACTAGAAATACCACTTGTCGGGTGTATTACCACCCCACCTTCATGCCTAACATATAAAGGATTATTTGTTGTAGGCTTCATAAGTGGCGATCTGTTTATATAGTTTAATTTTTTATTAGTAACCTCTTGTATAGATATATTATTTGCGCCAATGCTACTTAGCCTGTAAAAGTTAGTAGGGTAAGTATAATAACTAGCGGTAGTATTGCCCGCAGGATTAGTAAAAGACCCGGCTGCTATTGTTTCCTCGTTTTCAAATTCAGCAATTTTTTCCTCTATATTTTTTTTAATATCAGAATAATCCGAGTCATTAGTTATAGCATAGTTTCTTGAAGAAAAATATCCTTCAAAAATTTCACTTTGTGCTTGAAGAGCTAAGGTATTAAACTCTCTGGGCACAATATAACCTCTGTTTTCTTTATTAAGGATATTTAAAACTGTTTTATAAACATTATCTATACTTACCATTTTTTTTATTTTTGTTTAGATGGTTATGACTAAACGAATAATCATAACCTAGTATTTTACGAAAGCTTCTTTACAATAGCTTTCATAACGTCTACACCATCATCTGTTTTAAAGAATCTTGCAAACGCTCCATAAGGGTGTTCATCAAAAGGAACAGTCATTATTTTTTTGCCGTTAGTTGCCCACTGAAATACTGTATTATCTTCTGATAATTTTACTATGCCGGCTTCCACACAACGATTAGCTAAATTACGAAGCTTAATATCGTCGTCTTCTGCAACTTCTATAAATAACTTTGGTTCATTTTTAGCAAATAAGTAACAATCTCTTTTTATTTCTTTTGAAGACATAGTAGTTACCTCAGAACCTACTTCAGTTCTTAATATAGCTTCTAAATGTTCAACATCAAGTTCTTGCACAAGTTTCATTGCTTTTAACTCGTATTCTATAGCATCTAAATCATCTACAGCTTCTTGAACGGGATCTAATTCTTCCCATAATCCATTTCTTTGTGGATGATAAATAGATAAAAGCTGTTGCAATAAAGGTTTAGTGCGCGGTACTGATAGTACCCCGTTTTCGAAAACTATATGCTCAAGTCTTGCATAATTGTCTTGCTCGTCTCTAAATAAACTTTTTTGGTTTGAAGTGTATCTTATTTCTCGATTTTCACTTGTAGTTTCATCGAACCATAATATACCTTTACTTTTTATTTTGTATGTTAACGGAGACATACCATTTTTTAAAACGTATGTTCTGTCTTTTATTTCCCAATTTTTCATAATATAATTTAATAAGATAAAAGTAAAGCTGGGGTACCCTAAGATACCCCGCCTTTACATTAATAATTAGTCCTTCAATAAGAAGAAGTTGTTTGCACCTTGAGTAATCAAACATCTTTCTGATAACATAGAAACTCGCATTTCGTCAGTAGTAGAAGTATAAGCTCCACCTACAGATCCAGTAATCCAAGTTTTCATTTTTCTATCATCAGCTTCAGACGCTCTATATCTGATGTGTAAGAATGGTCTTTTAATATTTTGACCTAATTCTTGATCATATACAGTTGATGTACCTGCTGGTATAATAACACCTTCAATATCGTTAAATCCGCCTCTGGTTCCAAAGTCGTTTAGATATTTCCAATCAGTTTTATAGAAGTCATAAGAACCTCTTCTAAAACCTGCAAATCCTAAATTTAAAGCCATATCTTCTGAGTTATTAAACACCCCATAAGAAGTACCTCCAGATCCATAAGAGTTTTTAGCAGCAAGACCATCATCAATAGATAAAGATAACGCACGATCTCCATAAATCATATTTTCTTCAATCGCACCGTTTTTGTCTAATTGTTTTAAAATTAAATCAAAATCAGAAAGATCTGTATCAGAAGAAAGATCAGTAAATACATTACCTCTACCTTCTAAAGCCGCAAATAAACCTTCAGAACCAGTTACATTAGCTGGAAATCCAGAACCAGCACTAGCTCCTTTTTTAACAGCTTCTACCATAGACATTTCTAAATAATCTTCAAATCTTTGCCTTGTTTCATGCTCAGACTTTAAATACCATAAGTATCCAGAAGCGCCATTTTCAGAAGTAACTTCAATCCAACCAATCTGAGCAGTGTCAGACCCATTGATATTGTAGTTATCTTTTAAAATAATAGGTTTGTTAGTATATGAACTGTAAGAAGCGTCAATCGCGCCGTCCATTCCGTCTGTGCCTTTTGCAAATTCAGAACCATACACTAATACCGTAGCATCACCATTTGAATACCCTGAAGCGCCAGTTACCGCATTAAAGTTAGCGGCTGTGTAACATATAGCAGTAAATGTAGCTGTATTTCCGGCAGCTGCCTCAGACTTTACAGTAACTACTCCTTTTAATACAGGCCCTACAGGTACACCACTACCGTTACCCCCTTGGACCATAATAGTTTGTCCAACGCGTACCGCTCCAGCGGCGGCTGCTGCATAAGCAGTACCATCAGGATTTGCTTGCAAATTTATAGTGAACTGTACTGTTCCAGTACCACCTGCAGCTTGCATACTTACTTTGTCGTATTTAATATGTAATCTACCTTGCTCTACCCATCTGATTTCATCAGAGGCAGAAGGCATCTCCGCAGACACCATACGTAAAAATGAACCGATAGATCTATTTCCATAAATCTCAGCTTCTTTTTCGTATACGTCTGGTAAAAATTGTTTTGTAAAATCGAAATCGGTAATATAATTACCTTGGAACAATTGTCCTTTGCTAGGCGAAGGGGTTAAATGTTCTATTCCAGTTGTTAATCCCATTTTTTAATTTTTTATTGTTTAAGTTTAATTCTAAGTTTTGAACTAGAATCTCCTGAAACAACTTTAAATTTTTGACCAGCTTTTGTTTGTATGACTCCTTCTTGCCGGGGGTTCATATCAATGTTTTTAGCATCTTTTGCACTTTGTGTTAAAGCATCGGCACGGCCTTGCTCATAAAAGTGTTGTGCTATTTTATCTGCGTTTCTTGCCGCAAATAAAGCTTTGTGGTACCCAGCAACATTGCCAATTTCACCTTTATCATTCATAAATGGTTTGATAAAGTTAGAAATATCAGATTGCATTTTTTTTGTTTCGGCAGTATTATTTACTTTATATCGGTATTTATTGTCTCCAACTTGGAAATCAAAACCTTTAAAAGATTCGCCAAACACGTCATCTGTTCTTTCTAAAAAAACTTGGTTAAGTTGTTTGTTAGATTCTTGTCCTCTTTGATATTCATTGTATGCATCGTATGCATTTATATAATCTTCAGGAATTTCATTTTTGCGGCTTAACTTAAGATCCGCGTAGTACTTTTCCTTATGACTTGTAAAAAAATTACGAGCATTATGAAGTTCTTCTTTGTAGGCGCGTTTTTTTGCGCGTATTTCTTTGGGCTCTTCTGTTTCTTCATCATATGTAAAATTATCTTCCATATACTCTGAAATTTCCTGCGAGTCCCAAGGTTTTGCTTGTGAATAATATTGACGCAATAATTCTGCATCAGACAACGTTGAAACATCTCTATTCATATTAACATAATCTTCAAGAGATCCTCCAGTGTCATCCATAAACTTAACTAGCTTATCAATATCTTCTGGTAATTTTTGTTCAGGAGCCTTTTCTTTTGCCTCCGGTATTTCATTTACTTTAGACGCGTTTTCATCGATTTTAGGCCCTTCAGCCTTTTCGACAACCTCATCTTCTTTGATGATTTCAATTGGCGACTCTTCTTGTTTATCTTCTCCGGCAGGTTCTTCAACTTCCTTTTGGTTTTCTTTTTGAACTTCTTCGCTAGTTCCGGATTCGTCGCGTACAGAAATCTCATCTGCGCTTTGCTTTTGAACGGCATCTAAATTAATTTTTGGTGTTTCATCTAATTCTTTTCCTGCTGATTGAGGATCAATTTCTCCTTTTTCAACAGCTTTATCAAGAATCGCTTGTTCTGTTTCTTTTTTTGACTTAGGTTCGCTATCAGCTGTGCCTTTTACTGTCCACTTTGCCATAATTTAATAATATATAATAGTTTGTAAAAATTATCTTGGTTCAAACCTACTTAGATCAATTCCGCCTAATACGTCATTTCCAGAAGATTCAAACCCTTTTTTAGGCTCCGGGTTTGTTGGAGCTTTTTGTAAATCTAATTGGTTTTTAGCATTAATATCCATTTGTTTAAGCTTAACATTTAAATCAAACTCATATTGCATAAGTTCTCTTTTAGTTGTAGCCTCTGATTCTAATTTTTTAATGTCTAATTGAGCTTGTAGTTCTGCTAGTTTACCTTTAGCTTCTACTTTTATATTTTCTGCTTGTGCTTTAGCAAGCTCAGCAGCTTGAGCCGCCTGAGCATTAGCTTGTGACTGCGCTGCAATATTTTTTTGTGCTTTTTGTTGATCAGCAGCTTCTTTTTTAGTTCTTCTATATTTTAATAACTGATTCGCTAGCTTTATATTTTTTATTTGTCTAATATCAATCACATCTTCTAAAAATATTTGATCTCTAGATAGTGCTGCTTGAATATTATTTTCAACAAGTTGCTTTTCTACTTCATCAGGATCTAAATCTAAAAATATACCAAAATCATGCAAATGAAGATTTTCCATTTCTTTTAAAGCCCCTACACTGAACCGTCCAAT